CGCTCAGGAAAAAGATGTAACAGTTGTTAATGGTAAGCCGGTATTCTATGATCCGCCTGATCTAGTGAAGGCTAAAAATAAGTTGATGGTTAATCTACTGCCTCATAGACCTGAAAAACCATTAGACGGAGCGTTAAGGTTAGTTGTGAAGTGGTGTTTTCCGTTGAACGGTGGAAAACATTACGACGGTGAGTATAAGTATACGAAACCTGATACTGACAATTTAAACAAAGCTTTAAAAGACATCATGGAGAAGTTAGGGTTTTATGTTAATGATGCAAGAGTGGCCAGTGAGACTATCGAAAAGTTTTGGGCTGAAATACCTGGTATATGGATACATTTAGAAAAAATTTAGGGAGGAATTAGTTATGGCAGCAATATGTAAATCATGTCGTAAAAATATAAATAACTTCTGCAAAGTAAGTGGTGAACCAATAAGCAGAACTCGAAGTAAATGTAAGAAGTTTAAAATGGTGTATGAACAAACCCAGCTGTTTTATGCTGTTGGAAGTAGTTGTGATTTAAATCGTGGAGGAAATAAGAAATGAGAAGAATCGTAGTAGAAACAGAAACAGCTAATAAATTTATTGAGGATATAGAAGCATTAGCGGCTAAAAATGATTTAAATATAGAATTAAATATGGACGAGCTGGGGGTATATGTTGGATTTGCATCGCTGCTAAAAGCAGAGATTGCTGACATCGATATGCCGGAAGTTCCAGCTAAATCAAAAGGCAGAGGGGGACGTACAAAAGAGCCAAAGGTAAAGCTTGTAGTTCAGGATTTTAAAGATGCTTTAAAAAAGCTTGATAAAGGGACCCTGGCGCAGAATATTACTGAGGCGATTGATATTACCGGACTTAGCAAATCATTCCTGAACAGGCTTTATTATTGTGAAGGCGAGACAACAATGGTTACTAAAAGTTATCATGAGAAGCTTAAACCATTACTTGAGCCCAACAGTTTGAAACCTGTAAAGCCGACTAGGTTAAATGACAATATGATCATGATTCGTAGAGTGGCTAGGGCGAAGAATACGGATGATCCTTATTTAATCGCTAATACAATTATTGGCTCAATTAATATGCAGAAGCAGACAACATTCAAGAACGTTAGTGATGTAATTGAGTTTATCAAAAAGAATGGTACACGTTAATAAAAGTTAAGATTGTACGTATAGGAGGAAATAGATGGACTACAATGAAAAAGTAGAATATTTAAAATCATACCGTGATAAATGTGACAGGATTGCATTCATAGATAATCAGATGATGGGAATCAAGTCAATTAATTATGGTCCATCATGGGGTGGTCATAAAACAATCAGTCAGTATATGGCGGAGAAGCAGGGATTAATGAATGAGATGGAAGAGATAGAAGATTGTATTAATTTAATTTCTGATCTAAAAGCAAGAACAGTGATTGGTTATAAATATCTTCAATTTAAGACGTATCAGGAAATTGCCGAATTAATGAACTATAGTTATTCTCAAATTCGCAATTATCATAATTTAGGAATAAATCAAATTAATTTATAGAAAGATTGGCAGTAAATAGCACCTATTGCTATTTTATATGTGATATAGTGTATATGTGGTCTTTTGGTTAAGACACACAGATGATTAATTTCTTTTTGGTTGATTCGTGTTTCTTATACTTCCCCTTGATTATACAAATATGAAAAAGCTCATTCTCCCAGAGCTTTTTTTGTCTCCAGATAAAGCGGCATCACCTGGTGCTGATACGCCATTCATTTAATGCCTCCTTTCATTAATATTCGTGGTGTCGCTTTATGTGGAGGGAAAAGTTAAATATTATTGAAATAAAGTTTGCTATATAGTTATATATGTGTTAAGGTGATAAAGTAATAGAAGGTTATAAATTATGATTCACAAAAAGGATTGTATATAGCACTGATGTACGATCTCTGATTTTGTGGATTTTTTATATCAACGCTTCCTTTTGTTAACACAAAAAAAGGAGGTATTCAAATGAATACAGGTAAAGTAAAATGGTTTAATTCTGAAAAAGGTTTTGGTTTCATTACAGTCGATGGTGGTAAGGATATTTTTGTTCATTACTCTTCAATAGCTGGACATGGTTTCAAAGCATTAGAAGAAGGACAAAATGTTAGTTTCGATATTGCTCAAGGCGATAGAGGAGAACAAGCATCTAACGTAACAATTTTATAATTAAAAGGCACTCGCGCAGTGCCTTTTATTATGGCAGGGTATAGCAAGGAGGAGCTTTCCCCGGGCC